GTCAAATAACTATGAAGCAATTGCTCTTGCAACATCTAAAGAAGTTTTAGATGATGAAAACGAGTTTATGTTTAAAGTCCTCAATGAGGCAGATCGTTGGACTGATAGTGAAACAGAACTAGCACAAGGACGTTCAGATTTTCAAATTGAAAAGTTTATCATTCACGATAACTTTACAATTCCTTCTGCATTCAAAGCTGCAATCATTAATCGTCGTAGTGTAGCAGAAAATTTACTTCAACAAATCATTGAAGCAAAAAGAATTGCAAGAGAATTTCATCATAAGTGGGATGGAAAAGATAAAACTCAACCAATTTGGTGGAAAAATCGTCAAGGTGGTGAAGAACTGACTTGGTATGATATTGATGAGTTTCATTTTCACCGTATGCTTGATAATCTCAATCGTGGATTTAAAGCATCAGTAGAAGAACTGGAGTGTTTTGATAAACTTATTAATCGTTTAATTGAATTGAATGGTGGCAATTTGGTTTCAAGAGAACAGTTTAATGAAGACCAACCAAATTATTGGGAACGTCGCCTTGCTAATCAGTCTCTTGATGATTTACTTGCTGCTAAGACTGGTGTAAATGCAGGTAATATTCGTTCTATGAGACGTGCAAGTGCTCCTACTGTATTGACTGATGATGTCAATAGAACCAAAGGAACATTTGGTGATCCTACAAATCCTCTTGACTTCTTGAATGCACTTCAGGAAAATGTCTCTTCCGGTATTGCAGAAATTACTGGTATGGATAAGCAACTTCTTGCAGGTATTGAAAAAGAAGATGCAAAACAAATTACAGGTTCGTTATTTAATCAAGACCTTAAAGTAACAGAGTAAAATGCCAAAGTTTGTTGGAGACGTATTTGGACTTAATACTGTTTATGAAAAACAGGTAGATAACGTAGTCAATAGAAACTTCGCAAGTTGGCCTGAAGGTGGACTTTATGGTTATTATGGTGGAGGTACTAGTCCTACAATTTCAACCATAGACCGTTTAGATTTCTCTAATGAGACTGTAACAACACCAACACCTAAGTTATCTGTAGCAAGATATATACTAGCAGCAACCTCAAGTAGTTCTTATGGTTACTTTGGTGGTGGTCTTATTGCTCCTACTAGTACTTCAACAATAGATCGTTTAGATTTCTCTAATGAAACAGTATCAACACCAGGTCCCAAGTTATCTTCAACAAAATATCAATTAACAGCAGTCTCAAGTAGTTCTTATGGTTACTTTGCTGGTGGTTTTAATCCTTCTATTGGCAATCTTTCAACCATAGACCGTTTAGATTTTTCTAGCGAAACTGTATCAGTACCAACACCTAAGTTATCTGTACCAGCAAGAAGTACTGCTGCAACAGTTTCAACTAATTTTTATGGTTACTTTAGTGGAGGATCGCCTTCTTATTCATCTATAGACCGTCTTGATTTTTCTAATGAAACAGTATCAGTACCAACACCTAAGTTATCTGTAGCAAGATATGATTCAGCAGGAGCCTCAAGTAGTTCTTATGGTTACTTTATTGGGGGTTATACAGCTGTTCCAACAGTTCCTACCTTTTCTACAAGCATAGAACGTCTTGATTTCTCTAGTGAAATTATATCAAGACTAAGTAATTACTTACCTAGAGAAATATATCAATTAACAGCAACCTCAAGCAATTCTTATGGTTACTGTGCTGGTGGTAATGAAAATAACCCACCAGCACCGACCGTATCAACCATAAACCGTCTTGATTTTTCTAATGAAACCATAACAGTACCAACACCTAAGTTATCTACAGGAAAACGTCAGTTATCAGCAACATCCGGAGGCCAATCAGTATTCAGACCAACAAAGACTTATGGTTACTTTGGTGGTGGTAATACTCCTAGTCCAATAAGCACCATAGACCGTTTAGATTTTTCTAATGAAACCGTATCAACACCAACACCTAAGTTATCTGTAGCAAGAAATTCATTAGCAGCAGCCTCAAGTAATTCTTATGGTTACTTTGGTGGTGGTTATTCCCCTCCAACTCGTTATTCTACAATAGACCGTCTTGATTTTTCCAATGAAACTGTATCAACACCAACACCTAAGTTATCTGTAGCAACACAAAGTTTAGCAGCAACCTCAAGCAGTTCTTATGGTTATTTTGGTGGTGGTATTACTCCTACTTTGGTCTCAACTATAGATCGTCTTGATTTCTCCACTGAAACCGTATCAACTCCAGGTCCTAAGTTATCTGTAGCAACACAAAGTTTAGCAGCAACCTCAAGCAATTCTTATGGTTATTTTGGTGGTGGTGTTACTCCTGCTAGAATTTCAACGATAGACCGTCTTGATTTCTCTAATGAAACAGTATCAACACCAAGTCCTAAGTTATCTACCGAAAAAAATGGATTAGCAGCAACCTCAAGTAGTTCTTATGGGTATTTTGGTGGTGGTAGTACTCCTACTTTGGTCTCAACTATAGATCGTCTTGATTTTTCCAATGAAACTGTATCAACACCAACTCCTAAGTTATCTACAGTAAAAAATGCATTAGCAGCAACCTCAAGTAATTCTTATGGTTACTTTGGTGGTGGTCTTACTCCTACTGCGGTTTCAACAATAGACCGTCTTGATTTCTCTAATGAAACCGTATCAACACCAACACCTAAGTTATCTACAGCAAAATTTGTTTTAGCAGCAGTCTCCAACTCAAACTAATACACTATGAAAACCTTTTACTTTATGTCTGGACTTCCACGTTCAGGTTCGACTTTATTAACAGCACTTCTTAATCAAAATCCAGAGATACACGCATCTACTAATTCTCCTCTGTTGGATACAATCCACTATACAGAGGAGTACCTTTTATATAACTCAGAACAATATAAAGCAACACCAAATCCAGAAGGAGCTCACAAAGTTTTATCTTCTATACCTGATAACTATTACTTCAACACTCCACAAAATATTATTATTGATAAGTCAAGAGGTTGGGTTAATCAAATTCAACATATAAAAGATTATATTACACCAGAACCAAAGATTATCTGCCCCGTAAGGTCTATACACGATATCTTATCTTCTTTTTTACTTCTGATACAAAACTCAAAAACAACTTCTTTTATTGATACAAATTTAATTCAAAATAATATGGAGATATCTAATGACAATCGGTGCGAATATCTAATGTCTCCTCAGGGTATCATAGGACAATCTTATTATGCACTTCAACAAGCATTTCAAAAGAATAATCAAAAATATTTGTTATTTGTAGAATATGATGACTTAGTTAAAAATCCACAAAAAGAATTGAATAGAATTTATGAGTTCTTAGAGTTGCCTTCATATTCTCATAGTTTTGAAAATATAATTCCAAAAGTAAATGAAAATGATACTGTTTATCATTTAGAGAATATGCATAAAGTTAGAAATAAAATAGAAAAAATACATAGGGACAATTCAAAGTATCTTTCAGAGTATATTATGAATAAATATAATCATATGGAGTTCTGGCACAAGAGAACTCAAAGTTATTCTATCTTCGGTCTATAAATGCCAATATTTTCTCTTCAAGAAGTTAAAATAGAACAAGCAAAGAATGTAGCAAACAATAACTTTGCTTCTTGGCCTGAAGGTGGACTTTATGGTTACTTTGGTGGCGGTTATACTCCCACTATTACTTCATCAATAGATCGTTTAGATTTTTCAACAGAAACAGTAACGACACCAACTGCCAAATTATCACCAACCAAAGCATATGTGGGTGCGGTATCAAGTAGTTCTTATGGTTATTTTGCTGGTGGCGGCACTCCTACTTTTGTCTCAACTATAGACCGTCTTGATTTTTTAACAGAAACAGTAACGACACCAACTCCCAAACTTACCACTACAGCAAGAACTACAATGGGTTCTGTTTCAAGTAGTTCTTATGGTTACTTTGGTGGTGGGATTAACCCCACCACTTCAATTATAGACCGTCTTGATTTTTCTAGTGAAACTGTAATATCACCACCAACACTTAAGTTATCTGCAGTAAAAAGTGAATTATCAGCAACCTCAAGTAGTTCTTATGGTTACTTTGGTGGTGGTGGACCTACTCAGATTTCAACCATAGATCGTCTTGATTTTTCTACTGATTCGGTATCAGTACCAAGTCCCAAATTAACTGTAGTAAGAAGCTATTCAGCAGCAACCTCAAGCAGTTCTTATGGTTACTTTGCTGCTGGCGCCACGGCACTTCCACCTTTCAGGCTTTCATCAATAGACCGACTTGATTTTTCTACAGAAAGTGTGGCATTAATAAATTCTAATTTTTCGGAGATGAAGTATATTGTATCAGCAACCTCAAGTAGTTCTTATGGTTATTTTGGTGGTGGCGGAAGTCCTGTTGGTTATTTTTCAAAAATAGATCGTCTAGATTTCTCTAGTGAAACATTAACAACACCATCCAGATTTCCAGGAATAAGATATGGTGTAGGAGCACTCTCCGGAGGCCAATCAGTACCCAGACCAACAAAGACTTATGGTTATTTTGGTGGTGGTGCGCCTGCTGGTGGTGGTTTTTCTTCAACAATAGACCGTCTTGATTTTTCCAATGAAACAGTATCCACACCAACATCTAAGTTATCTGTAGCAAGAGGACAAATGGCAGCAACCTCAAGTAATTCTTATGGTTATTTTGGTGGTGGTAGTACTATCACTCCTAATGCAGTTTCAACAATAGATCGTCTTGATTTTTCTAATGAAACTTCATCGATACCAACACCTAAGTTATCTACAGCAAACTATGGTACAGGAGCAACTGCAAGTAACTCTTATGGTTATTTTGGTTGTGGTGGTGGTACTTCTCCACCTATTCCTATTATTTCAACAATAAACCGTCTTGATTTCTCTACAGAAACCGTAACAACTCCAACACCTAAGTTATCTGCAGCAAAAAGTAGTTTAGTAGCAACCTCAAGTAGTTCTTATGGCTATTTTGGTGGGGGATATATTACTCCACCTTTCACTCGTTATTCAACCATAGACCGTTTAGATTTCTCTAATGAAACAGTATCAACACCAGGCCCTAAGTTATCTTTAGCAAGATATGCACTAGCAGCAACCTCAAGTAGTTCTTATGGTTACTTTGGTGGCGGTTTTGATCCTACACCTCCTTTTGCACTTTCAACCATAGACCGTCTTGATTTTTCTAATGAAACCGTATCAACACCAAGTCCTAAGTTATCTACGGGAAGATATAATTTAGCAGCAACCTCAAGTAGTTCTTATGGCTATTTTGGTGCTGGAAATAGTCCTAGTTCAGTTTCAACTATAGACCGTTTAGATTTTTCTAATGAAACAGTATCAGTACCAACACCCAAGTTATCTGAGGCAAAAGGTCGTTTAGAAGCAGTCTCAAACTCAAACTAAATAAGAGTACCTTACATTATATTGGTATGAATGATATTCTTGCAAACGTTCTAATACAACCAAAAGTTCTTAATTCTGATGCGATTGATTTTCTTATCAATCATGCGAATAATTCAATTCAAGAACCAATGGGAGTATTTGATTTAGAAAAGTCAAATTCTTTGCAAAAAGAACACCAGTCAAAAGACGACCCAAGTTCAAGAATTGTAAAGGCAGCAGATATTACTCCAATCATTCCAGAAATTAAAGAACTTTACAATAATATAGTTCATAATATTATCAATCCATTTTATAAGTTTAAAATTAGAGATAGTGAAATGCCGCAACTTTTGGTTTATGAACCAGGAGGTCACTATAAGGCTCATTATGATGCAGTGGCACAATGGAAAAATCCTGATGGGACAATCATATGGAAAAAGTCTGTAGATAGGGATATATCAACAGTTCTTTTTCTGAATGATGATTTTGAAGGCGGAGAATTTGTTTTCCCAGAATTAAGAGTAAGAATAAGACCAGAACCAGGACTTTTAATTGCCTTTCCCTCAACTCAGTTTTACGCTCATATGGTAGAACCAGTAATTTCAGGTACTCGTTATGCAATGGTGAATTGGATGACAGTTCAAGGATATAAGACTAAAGCAGAAGTTGATAAAGAGATAGAAGATAAATATGGTATAAAGGTATATTAAAAAAAATGTCTCAACTACTCAAACACTATTTTTTAGATAGAGATACTGGAAAATATGCTTTAACTCCAGCAGATGGATATATGGTTCCAAACATCAAAGGTTTGGATATCATTTATAGATTATCCGATGCCAATGATATGGAGTATTGCCTATCAAATTGTCCCGATTATTTTGAGTATTCTGTTACAGTATCTCAAGAAGTTCTAACTGAATATCAAAATAATCCAAACATTACTATTGTAAGTTCATCTGAAAGGCAAGAGGAAGTTGTTGTAAGAAATCCAGAAACTCTAGAGCAAACAGACCAAACAGAAACTATAACTGTTTATGATGTTGTTTACCAAGAAGATTATATTATTGATGAAGTAGAGGGTCTTTGGATAATTACGCAAGAAGATTGGGATAATGAAATTAATTCTTATGATGCAAGACAAGAACAAAAAAGAATGGATATCTTAAGAGATATTCGTGATGAGATTTTAAAACTGACTGACTGGATTGTAATTAAAGCAAAAGAGCAGGGAACAAATCTTTCTGCAGAGTTTAAGACTTGGAGACAAGAACTTAGAGACCTTCCAAGTGGAAATTTCCCAGCATCTTTTCCAACTATTCCTACATCATTGGAAAACGATACAGAAATTCAAAAATTATATGATAGGTTTGATGAAGTTAGATCAATTGCAATGATAAACGATCCATTACCACCATTACCCGAACCAGAATCAATTATTTAATAATTGATAACACTTTTCATTTTTGTCATATGCATAATCAGCATATTCACCATTTTTTCTTACAAAATGAAGAAAGAGTTGCATAAATCTATCGTTTTTATGAGTTCTTAGTGGACTTCTCCAATGAGGCACGATTGTTCCAAGATAAGCAACTCCATCTCCAATTGGCGTTACTACTTCTCTTCTTTTTCCCGTAAGATCTTTGAGTTTGATAGGCCATTCTGCATCACCACAAATATTCATAGTCACTGAAATTTCGCAAGATGGCCTATCTGTATGACAATTCATCCATCCACCTTTATGATAAGTCGTAGAGAACCAATAAGTTGGAATAAGTTCTTCACCGACTAATTCTTCAAGAATTGGTTGAATTCTTTTCATTACAAATGTGGAAGAAGGTGGTGCATAGCAAGTCAATACTCTACCTCTTTCCGGATCCCAATGACCTTTTAAGTTGCCAAGGTCATTCATTGCACCGCAAAGATTTTGGTATTTAATTTGTATTGCTTCTTCTTTTGTTATGATTTGAGGTAGATAATACCATCCTTTTTTTAGAAATTCACTCATAAAAAACTTTATTCTATAATATGTATTTTACCATAAATACTTAAAAATTCAGAAGACAAATGGCAGTTGCTGAAATCACAAATTTAGTTATTGAAAAAGGAACTGATTTTGAGGCAACTTTTAATCTTTTTGATTCGGACCAATCCACAACGGTTCTTTCTGGACTTTCCACAACTTATGCTACGATTCGTAAGTATCCAGAAGATCCCGATGGAGAAGAATTTGCAAAAACAATCACTGCAGGTACTGGAACAATCAAACTTGAACTAACAGCAGCACAAACTGCAAATCTTAAGGCAGGTAGAAACTATTTTGATGTTATTTTAACTATTAATAGCAAAAAAGTGAAAGTGATTAAAGGAACTGCAATGGTAGAAGAGAGTGTATCATTATGAGTTACAAAATTTCTGTTTCTTCTGGAAATAATTATTCGGTAAAACTTTCCCAACCAATTCTTTCTAAAGTAAACCTTGGATATAACTTAGAAATTATGCCACAAAGACTTAACGAACTTTCTGATGTAGAAATTAGTGGTAATAATGATATGTACGTCTTGATGTATGATTCTGCTTCTGGAAAATGGAAAGATGTAAACCCAGATGCAGTTGTTTCTGCAGCAGCTACAGAACCAATCCAACCTGGACTACCTCAAGACTTTATGGATCAAATGTCTGATGATTTGGATAATACAATTGATGTTGATGCTGGGTTATTTTGATATCTAAATATTAATATAGTAACATAAAAGTAAAGAGATGACTGCACCTGTTATTCAGTTTAAGAGGGGTCTTCTTGCAAATCTTCCTGGATTAAGGGCAGGTGAACCTGGTTTTACTACAGATAGCTACGATCTGTATGTTGGTCTTACCTCAGAAACATCAACTAATAAGTTTTTTGGTTCTCATAGATATTGGACTAAAGAAACAACTTCTACTGGTAGTGGAATTAATCTTGTAGAAGGAACCTCTAATGGTTCAGATTTTATTACACTTAAGTCACCAGATACACTTGCTGGTATTGTAACTTATACTTTACCAGCAACTGATGGCAATAATGGTGATATTTTAACTACTAATGGAAGTGGAACATTAACTTTTTCTGCACCTGCATCTTCTAGTTTTAATATATCTGGAGACAGTGGTACAGACACAGTTAGTACTGGTTCAACACTAACTTTTGCAGGAACTGCAAACGAAATTGAAACAGCAGTTACTGACAATCAAGTCCAGATTGGTTTACCGAATAATGTTGTTATCGGTGCAGCTCTAACTGTAACAACTGCATTAGATGTTAACGAAAGTCTTAATGTCGATGGGCACTCTGAATTAGATAATGTAAATGTGTCTGGCACTGCAACAATTACAAGCCTTGACGTTCAAACTGATTTTGATGTTTTCGCAACAACTGCAACTTTTCACAATAATGTAATTATTGATGGTAATTTTACTGTTAATGGTACTGAAACTATCATTAATGTGCAATCATTGAATGTTGCCGATAAAGAAATTGTTCTTGGTCTGGGCACTAATGGTTCGCAAAATGATGCCTCAGCAAGTGGTGGTGGTATTGCTATTGCATCAACAGAAGGAAACCCACTTGTTGATTTTACCCTTGCTGGAATTCACACGCATCCAAATACATATAAAGACATTGTTTGGATTAAAGCAGATGATTTAGGTGTTGGAACCACTGATGCTTGGCACTTTAACTATGCAGTAGGTATTGGATCTACTCAGGTTCCGAATGGCGTAAGATTTGCAGTAACTAATACTCAAATCACCGATAGTACGCTTTCAACTCCACAAATTAATGTTTCTGGTATTTCTACATTTACTGGACTTGTAGATGCTAATGGTGGGCTAGATGTAACGGGTCAAACAACACTTAATAATGACTTAGAAGTAACTGGTATTTCTACATTTACTGGACTTGTAGATGCTAATGGTGGGCTAGATGTAACGGGTCAAACAACACTTAATAATGACTTGTTAGTTGTTGGTGTAACTACAATTGGTACTGGTGTAGGAATTACCCAATTCTCTTCAGCAGTTGGCTCTGGAACTTCTACCTCATCTGTTCCTACATCATCTGCAGTTATTGATTATGTAAACACGCTTGATTTTGGACTTTCTGGTGATAGCGGTTCTGGAACCGTTAATATGGATCATACCCTTACAATTAATGGCACTGCAAATGAAATTGAAACTTCAGTAACAAATCAAACAGTAACAATTGGTCTTCCTGACAATGTAATAGTTGGTGGAGCATTAACTGCTACTAGTCAATTAACTGTTGGTACTGGCGTAGGAATTACTCAGTTCTCTTCGGCGGTTGGCTCTGGAACTTCCACCTCATCTGTTCCTACATCATCTGCAGTTATTGACTACGTTGGAACACAAATTGGTGCGGTTGATTTAACTATTACTACTGCAGAAGGAACTAACGGAACTGGTGGAGGTGGTGGTTCTGTTTCTACCTCTCAAACACTTACATTTAATGGAACTTCAAATGAAATTGATGTAACTGTATCAGGTCAATCCGTAACTTATGGTTTACCTGCTACAGTACAAATTACAACTTCTATTGATGTTCCAACAGTTGAGGCCACAAACTTAAAGGCAAAAGATGGTGCAACAGCAATTACAATTACTGATGCATCTGGTGCTGTTACGACTGCAAGTGATTTAACAGTTGGTGGAAACCTTTATGTAAATGGTTCAACAACTCAAGTTAATACATCTTCATTGACAGTTGAAGATAGAACGATTGAACTTGGACTTGTTGATGGCGCTGCTCCTTCATCAGCAACTACCTGGGACTTGGGCGTTCTCTTTAATTATCACGCAACTTCTGCGAAGAAGTCGGCAGTTGTTTGGGAGCAAGGAGACGCAAGATTTAAGTTTGCTTCTGAAGTTTCTGATGGTGGTGGTACTGATAATGATAGTCCACAAATTACCTTCACTGCTTTTGCTCCGATTGAAATTGGTGCATTGTGGGTAAATGACTGTGCCGGACAATCACAAGTCATCTCTTGTACTGGCACCGAAAGATTCCTTGAGAACATTACTGTTGACGCTGGAACTTTTTGATACTAATTAAATAATCTCTAAATACACCCAGGAAACTGGGTGTATTTTTTTATGTCTGAAGAAGATTTGAAATTAGTTCTTGCAAAATACCAACAAAAGACTTTTGAGTTATTCAATCAAAATATTGTACTAGAAACTCAAGTAGAAAAATTGAGTGCAACAATACAGTCATTAACCATTGAACTTGACAAACTTAAGAGTTCCAAAACAAGAAAGAAACCAGAGGAAGATTTCCAATAAATAATAAAAACTCTTATATAAGAGTTCTGCGGTTTATACCAAATATGGGGTTGAATGGCAAATCCAGTAATTAAAGTTAAAAGATCATCCGTAGCGGGTAAAATACCCACTCCAGATCAAGTACCATTAGGTGAAATAGCTTTTAATACTTACGATGGATATCTCTACGCATCCAAAAATGTAGGTATTGGGACAACAGTTATTGCCATTAACCCATTCAGGGTAGGAACCGGAACAGATAGTTATGATGCATATTTCACCGCAGGAAATGTTGGTATAGGTTCTACACTTCCAACATCAGAATTAGATGTTTCTGGAAATGTTAATATCTCTGGCATCTTAACTGCATCCACTCTTGTTGCAGGTGGCATAAATTATCCAACAAGCGATGGTTCCATAAATCAAGTATTAGCAACGGATGGTTCTGGTACTCTTCAATTCTTAAATATTTCAGAACTGCAAAATTATTGGGAAACTAATTCTGACTTTGGCTCTATTGCAGATTCTGCTACTGAATCGGATGATCTTGGCACAGTTGCAGACTCTGTTGTAAATTCTTACGATTTGGGATCTATTGCACTAACTGGTATCATATCTCCAACTTCCTTCATTCTTCCACCTTTTACAGTCAGCACTTTACCCTCTGCAGATCCGGCAGGTCAAATGCTATTTGTAACGGACGAGACTGGAGGTTCTATTCCTGCGTTTTCTGATGGTATTAATTGGAGAAGAATTACAGACGCTCAAATAGTTTCATAAAGCACAGGAGATTAACAAATGGCAACTCAAATTCAATTTAGAAGAGGAACTGGAGCACAACATAGTTCCTTTACAGGTGCAGTAGGAGAAGTTACTGTAAATACAACAGAATTTTCACTTCATGTTCATGATGGATCTACTGCTGGAGGACAAGAACTTGCAAAGGCAGATCTATCAAATCTTAGTGGAACTCCAAATCTTAATGTTGGTATTGTTACTGCCACAAGTTTTGTTGGCGATGGTTCGGGATTAACAGGTGCAGGTTCTACAGTTTCAGACGATACTACAACTAATGAAACTTTTTATCCTCTTTTCACACAAACGACATCCGGAACCGTCACTGCATCAAAGGTATCTACATCTAAACTAACTTTTAATCCATCTACAGGAACTCTTACTGTAGTTGATATTAATTCATCATCCGATGAAAAACTTAAAGAAAATATAAGAGTAGTTGAAAATCCTTTAGAAAAAATAGTTCAACTTAATGGAGTTCAATTTAATTGGAAAGAAACTAAAGAGACATCAATTGGTGTTATTGCACAGGATGTAGAGAAAGTTTTTCCAGAATTAGTTAAAACTGCAGAAAATAAGTCTGTAAATTATAATGGATTGATAGGAGTTTTAATTGAAGCGATTAAAGAACAACAAAACCAAATTAATTCTTTACAGTCACAATTAAACAACATAATGAATAACCAGGAGCAATGATATGACATTAAGATATGGATTGGGGGATTCTGTTTCAATATCAACTTATTTTGGTTCTGTTGGAGAAATTGGTGTCAATACGACAACAAATACCATTCATATTTTTGATAGTGTTACTGAAGGTGGAATTACTTTAGCTAAATCTTCTGATATTTCAGCATCTTCAGGAGCAACATGGGAAATCGTAAATTCTGGAATTAGCACTCTTTCTAATGTTGGAATAGGAACAACAAATTCATCAAGTTCTTTAACAGTTCAAGGTGACGTAAGTGTTTCTGGTACTTCTACATTCACAGGAACAATTGATTCTGGTTCTATTTTCTCTGTTAATGATGTTTCCAGTATTCCGATTATTGATGCATATGCCGATAGGACAGTTGAGCTTACTCCCTATGGAGGGCATACAAAATTAGGTGGCGCAATTGAAACAGTTTCTGCAGCAACTACTTATATGAGTGATTCGTCAATGGTTCTAGAAATGGATGTGAGAAAAGCAACTGTTTATACGTATACAATCCCCACAGCAGCAAATATTGGTATTGTATCATTTAAAAATATGCCAGCAGATACAGGAACTGCAAGCGGAACAACAATAACTCTTTTAGTAACGCAGAATGCAACAGGGACCGGAAATACAACTGCAGAAACAGGTATTGGAACCAATTGCACTGTTATTGGTTATGAAAATGGTTCAGCAGTAACTGGCATTTCTACAAGAGCATTAGTTGGATCCGCATCAACAACGACCTTATCAACAACAGCAAGCGATGTTGATTTCATATCATTCTTTGTCAATTATAATGGCGGTTCAAACACAATATCTTCAAACTACAAAGTTTATGTAACTAAAAATGGCAACTTTAGAAGAGGCAATATAGGAATATAATAATATGACACCTATTTTTACAGGAAGCAGATTCGGTTTTAATACTTCTGCTGGACCAACAGAAACTCCATTATACAGTTTTTCTACGTATACTTTTTTACCAATAGTGAGTGCAGGTAGTCCTACAGGTCCAACTTTGGGACAAATGCAGACAGCATATTCTGGAACTGATTGGATAACAGATTATTTTTCTTTGGGTTCTTATCAAGGATATCAGAGATGGACAGTTCCATCAACGGCAAATTATACAATCGAAGCTGGTGGTGGGATGGGGGGAGATGGAACTGCAGTTTACAGTACATCTATTACAACCAAATCATATGGTGCGAAAATTATCGGAACTTTTTCATTAAATAAGGGCGATATTCTTGAAATGGTTATTGGTTCTAAAGGAGGAAGTAGTGGAGGTCCACATGGAAATGAAAATGGAGGAGGGGGTGGAACCTTTATTTACAATGTTACATCATCAACTTTATTATTAGTTGCTGGTGGGGCTGGTGGTGTCCCTTCATCTACTTACGGAACTGCTTGTACAAGAACAGTGAGTACCGGTCATGGTCAAAGTGGAAATACACCGGGAAATCCATCAGGATGTTATACAACTACAACAACGGCTTCTGGTGGAGTAGGTGGATATAGTGCCGGTTCTCGTCAAGGTGGAGCCGGTGGAGGTTATGTAGGAAACGGACAAAATGGAGGAACTCATTGTTCAACTGCAATAGGTGGTCAAGGTTATAATAATGGAATGGTTGGAGGTGCTGGAAATACTTGTTATAACACAAATAATGCCGGAGGTTTTGGTGGAGGTGGAGGTGGAATGTTAGGAACTCCTGGTGCTGGTGGTGGATATAATGGTGGAAGTGTTACTGGTGCATGGTCTTCATATAGTAACTATGGTGGAGGTGGAGGTTCCTATAACACAGGAAGTAGTCAAACAAACACTGCAGGAGGAAACACTGGTTCTAACGGTGGATATGTTGGGGCGGGATATTGTAAGATAACTAAATTATAATCCAATAAATATTCTTAAGAAGAATAAAACAAATTAAAAACAACGACAAATCTGTTAAAAAAATAGACGATTATATGCTTAGTAGACAGCCATAAAACTGTCACACCCTACCCCTGAAAGACCTTCGGGGGTTTTATAGTAGCCAAAGTTCACCAGATACCAATGAGGTACTCCAGCCTAGACCGACTGATTTTTGTTGGTAGTTTTATTTGGGTAGCACACTGGGCAACCAAAGTATCTGAAGTCGTCCTTAAATCTTTGTTCTGATGTATTCCCTTGATATTACGGGATATAATGCCCGTAAGAGGCGTGTAGAAGACACTGTGGCTTGGTTCCTTAGCAAATACTTACCACGTCACCACATTCACGTTGAAGTGCTACATAGAGGTCTTCGTAGGGAAGAATCTTATGGGTATTGTTCTGTATCTGGAGACATCTACAGACCCCGTGAGTTTCTGATTGAAATTGACCCTAAACTTGACCTTGAGCTTTATACAAAGACAATCATACACGAGTTAATCCATCTTCGTCAATGGGTTCAAGGAACTCTGAAAGAACGTAGAGGA